CATCGACGGTGCCGTCACGTCCACCGAGGACGACCTAAACATCGTCTCTGGTGCCTCAGCAGCCGGTGTAACTGCAGCCGAGTTCCAGTACCTCAACGGTGTCACCTCAGCCATCCAGACACAGTTTGACAACTTGACGAGCGCCAAGGCCAATCTCAGCGGCGCAAGTTTTACTGGAGCGGTTGATGTGGACAACACGCTGACCGCCAACAAGCTCGCGTTGGACAACGGTTCCTCTGATTGGACCTTCGAGGTTTCAGGTAACAACCTTCTGATTAAATACGCAGGTACAACCAAGCTTCGCCTGCAAACTAATGGAGATTTAGAGGTCACTGGTAACGTCACTGCGTATGACACCGGTATATAGGTGATACACGATGACAACCCCCACAGGTCAGATCTCCCTGTCAGACATACAGAATGAGTTTGGTGGCTCAGGCCAAATATCTTTGTCGGAATACTACAGGGGTGGATCTAATGTCCCCGGCGTAGGCGCAGGGACCTCTGGCATACCTACCAGTAGCACCATCAGCTTCAGTCAACTTCGCGGTAAATCTAAGACCGTTTCAGTCACATATGACGTCCTAGGCGGGGGCGGTGGTGGGGGCGCAGGCCAAGCCAACGGGGGCGGCTCAGGATCAGCGCCATCTGGCGGCTCCTCGTCTGTATCTGGCTCAGGTATCTCCACTGTAACCGCATCTGGTGGATCAGGCGGTGGCAACGGAAACATCAATAGATACGATAACGCACGACTTGGGGCCTCCTCAGCCTATGGCACAGGCGGCGCTATGGGTGGCCTAAACACTGCAGGTGGAAATGCAACTGGATATGGCGCAGGTGGCGGCGGGGGCGGCGGGGATGCACCCGGCACGTTTGATTCGTCGGGTAACGCAGGGTCTGGGGGTGGCGCAGGGCAGCGTCTCACAGGTTCCTTTACTGCTGTCTATGGAACAAATCTTACAATCTCTATTGGCAGCGGCGGCTCAGGCTCCACTGCAGGTAACTACTACGGTGGCAACGGTACAGGGGGGCGTATAAGTTTGTCGTGGGACGGTAATTCCCCAGTTTACACCAGTTCCACAACCAGACAGGTCAACTGACACATGCCTTTGTTACCAGTACGCCAACTAGGGAGCGCAGGTGTACTTACTGACCTCGATCCGTTTAACCTGCCGTTCAATGGCTTTACACGCGCCAAGAACGTCCGTTTTACCCAAGAGGGCAACGTGGAGCGCTCGCCCATCTTCCGCGACATCTCAGGCTCCCTCACGCTCGACGGCAACCCAGCGCACATCACAGGCGTCTTCGGTGGCTCTGCAGGCTACGACACGCTGACTGTCGTCACTGACCTGTACCACGTCTACACGTTCTCCAACGGCACCCTCACGTCCAATGTCGACTTTGGTGCCAGCGCCTCTGCAGTCCCCTTTACGACGACGACACTCGCAGACGTCCAGTACATCAACCGCCCTGACCGTGTGCCTGTCTTCCTAGCCCCCGGCGGCTCCACCTTCGCCAACCTGACGAACTGGGACGCCAACCACCGGTGCAACTCTCTGCGCAGCTACGGAGACTTTCTTGTCGCCCTTAATATGACCGAGGGGAGCACCGAGTTTCCCAACCGTGTGCGCTTCAGTGACATAGCGCTTGCCAACAGTGTCCCTTCTAGTTGGGACGCCACAGACGCCACAAAGAGCGCTGGGTTTAACGACTTGGTGCAGATGAATACACCTATCGTCGACGGCGAGACCCTAGGCACCAACTTTGTGATTTACTCCAGTGACCAAGTGTACAACATGGAGTTTGTAGGCGGCACCTTCATCTTTAACTTCAGAAAACTGTTTGATGATTGCGGGGTCATCAATCAGAATTGTGTCGTTGAAGTTGAGGGTCGCCACTACGTATTCGACAACGACGACATCTACGTCCACGATGGCAACACCCGCCAATCCATAAGTGACCAGCGCGTCCGAGACTACATCTTCAGTGGCCTCGATAGCTCCAAGACCGAAGCCTGCTTTGTGCACCACAATGCTCTCCTCGAAGAGATCTACTTCTGCTACCACACCGGCGACGACATGGTCACCATGCCAGACGCCAGCCACTGCAACCGTGCAGCCGTGTACAACTATCGCGCAAACACATGGTCCTTTGTCGACCTTCCCAATGTCGTCTCTGGTACTACAGCCAACGTCAACACTGTAGCAACCTACGCCACCGCCACGACCACATACGCTTCCACCGGCGGCTCTTATCACGACCAAGAGAGCAACTATGCGCGACACAACGTGTTCTTCAGTAAGTCCCTGAGTGGCTCTCTGAGTAGCGACAAGCTGCTTGCCATGGATGGTGCTACCGTGGGTGCTATACAGGCCCCCATAGACACCTCAGCCACCCAGAGCATATTCCTAGAGCGTGTCGGCATAGACCTCGATCAGGAAGCCGGTAGTCCCCTGAGCGGCTACAAGGTCCTCAAAGCGTTTTACCCCCAGATCACCACCAGTGACTCTGACAGCGAAGTCACGTTCACCTTTGGATCTGCTGACTTACCTTCTGGCATCCCTTCATATGGCACTGCAGTGACCTATGATATGTCGACGGACCACAAAGTCGACACACGCGCCTCAGGTAGATACCTCAGCTACAAGCTCACAGACGACACGTCTAATAAGGACTTCAAGTTCTCTGGAATGGACGTCGATGTTGTCGTCACAGGACGTCGATAATAGACGCTTAAATGTAGGAACCCTCAAGATATGGCACTATCGGATAAAACCAACGTACTTGCGTACCCATACGCGAGACGCCCGATGCCATCCCTAGAAGATGACTTGAAGAGATACATCCAAGAAGAACTCCAGCAACTTGAGCGCTCTATCTCTACGCTTGTGAGCAGCAGTGTGCAGGTCGCAGATAACCCCCCAGACAGCCCACGCAAGGGCATGTTGCGTTTCAACGTGTCCCCGTGGGACCCCCTTGGCGATGCCTCTGAGGGTCTTGTCGTTTACAACGGTACGGCGTGGGTGGATGTCTGAAGATGCTGGAGGGTTTCGTGTATGTGGTAGTGTTATGGATTGGTACCAACTACAGCATCATCGTGCATCCAGAGATGTTTCGGAGCTACGAAGACTGCAGGACATTCAGTCAGTTCAATGCGGATCTCTTAAACCGAACGAAACCAACCGACAGCGCAATGTTTGTGTCGAGGTGCATCTCTCTGAAGAAGCTCGAAACCTAATCACCAAAGCAAAACAAAAAAAAGAACAAGGATAGAAACCTATGTGGGGTCAAATAGTAAGCTCTGTTTTGCCTACCGTTGTCGGAAGTATGATAGGCAACAAACGCGCCCAAGAAGACCGCAAGTCTATCGACAGAGCCAACGCAGCCAACATGGCGGGGTTCAATCAGTACAAGCCTTATGTCGACGCAGGTCTCTCAGGTGGTCAGGATGCCTTCAATGATGTCCTCAACGCAGGTTACTACCAAGGTCAGACTTTAGCCAACACAAGCCCTTACGCATCAGCAGCAGCAAACACCATGGGTGGCTTTGCCCCCGGTGTCATGTCGTCTGGTTTCAATATGTTTAACTTGGGCAGCGGCTTTGGTCAAAACTACCGAGACCTCTATGATCGCGCACAGCAGGACAGCCTCAGCGGAGCTATCGAGTACGCCAACGACAACGCAGGTTCTCTCACAGACGCCCTGATGAGTGACGCTCGTCGAAACACCCAGCTTGCCATGCAGGGCAACAACATGTCGTCCTCAGGCACAGGCAACGTAAACAGCAGCCGCGCCGGTATTGCTGACGCCGCTCTTCTAAGTGATTTAGCAAGACAGTCTCAGACAACCGGAGAGACCGTCAGGAACAACCTGATTGATCGTAAGATGAACGCTGATGCTGCCGCATTTGCAAGATCCATGGACGCCAACGCTCAACTCGCAAACACCTACAACAACGCCTTGAACACAATGTCGACCGGGGCAGGCTTCGGTATGGACGCAGGTCGCTTCTTGCAGGGCGAAGAGCAGAACAGTCTGAATGATGCCAAAGCACGTTTCGAGGGCAACCGCGACTTCGGATACAATATGTACAAAGACTACATGAGTGGCATGTTGGGTCGTGCGCCTACTACCGGCAACACTGCTCAACCGAACATGGTGAACCCTGCAGCAGCTACCATGGCTGGTGCCATGTCGGGCTTCGGATTTGGTCAGCAGTATGGACCTCAGATTGCCTCGATGTTTGGTTTTGGTCGTCCCGTCCAGTTTGGCTCAGGCACCGTCTATGGCAACACCGGTAACTCTATGGGCGCTTCTTACGCTCCACCTTATGTAGCGCGGGGGTAACTAGAGATCATGGATTATGTTCAAGTTTTAAAGTTTGGGAAAAGCATTGATAACCCAGACGAATTTTACCACAGTTTGCCTTCAGACCAGCTGTTTAATCCTAATCAATTACCCCCCTCATTTGCATTAAGCACGGGTGCTCCAGCCTTAGCACCTCAACAGCAACCTCAGCCCACTAATCAGCCAATCTTAGCAGGAGCCACAGGCAACGCAAGAGGCTCAATGCGCCAACCAGCGCTGCAGATCCCTAACCAGCGGATTGGCTTAGGAGAAGCCATGATCCGCATGGGTGGCGCAGGTATGGCAGGGGCATCACAGGGTGGTCTTGCGTCTATGGGAGCCATGACAGATGCCTATGGTAACGTCATGGACTACAACCGTGCGCGTGAGATGGAAGAGTACAACGCTCAGGTCGCTGCAGCCAACGAGGAGCAGCGCCGCAGGGAAGCTCTGGCTGCGCGTATGGCTAAGTCTTCTGGTAAGGGTAAAGATGACAAAACTGCTGCACAAACCGATGAAGCTTTAGTTAATCTTATGATGGCTAGAGACGCTGTAATGTATGCCATCAACAACCCAGACGATAGTGACCTTACAGGTATTATGGGTGTCGCCAAAGGTCTGGTGGATAACTTTACTGGGGATGAAGACGCAGCCAAACGCTTAATCTTGTCAAAAGTCCGTATTGATGACGCTTTGTTACGCACCGCACAAACTAAAGGTGCAATTACTGAGATGGAAATGCGCCTCTTCTTGGAACCGTCACCCAATAAATGGAGAGATGAGAGAGTTTGGCTTGATTGGATTAATATGAGGATTGATGCAATTAACCGCGTCAAAGGGCGTATGCAATCAGGCGAAACTGTCCCATTTTACAGCGGCAACCAAAGTACTCCCTCTACAGTCTCAGAAGACATACTCAATGAAGCCGACAGCATAGTAAATGGGGGGTAGCCTATGACGCGACAAGACCCCAGACTAGCATCATACAGTAAGTGGCTGATCGCTAACCAAGACAGAAGAGACACACCAGAGTTTCAGAAGGTTGCAAACGCTTACAAGCAGATTAGAGCAAACTCATTATCGCAGCCCCAGCCTCAAACGACAGTACCTGCGTCCGAAAAGGGCGACATATCTATGGGGACTGCTTTCGATATTGCTACGGGTCAAGCAGAGAGCGCCGCCACAGGCGGTTTGGCTACAGCGCAGCGTTTGTTGTCTGAGGGTGCCTTTGGTAAAGCACAGAAGTACCTGACAGAAAACTATGGTAACCCGGTCAGGGAGTTTGTTGGTCTACGCCCAGTAGATGTTGATGCTGTAAATAAAGCCGAAGCAGAACGCCTGCAAACACTGTCAGATACAGCAGCAGAATATGCTGATCAGAAAGCCGAAGAGACCGGCTTCTACAATATGACTACAGGCGACATTAACAGCCTGAGTGATTTCGTTAACTTTGTCGGACAGAAGAGTGCACAGGCTGGGGCTTACATGGCACCTTCCTTAGCATCTGGTGCAGCGCCTATATCCCTTGGTCTTAACTATGCTTTCGGTACCGGCGAGATTAGCAGTAACCTCAAAGAGATTGAAGGTAAGACACAAGAAGAAAAAGACCAGATTGCTGCAAGTGGTGGTGCTATTGTCGCTGCCCTTGAGCAGTTGGGTATAGCCAAGCTCTTACCGTCTGGGGCATCTAATAGCCTCATAGGTGGCATTGCTTCCGGTATGATTACTGAAGGCACGACTGAAGGGCTACAAGAATTAGTCAACATAGGTGCAGAGCGTGTTGCAGGTAAGCAATTTACCGAAGGCGAGATCCTAGAGCGTCTAAAAGAAAGCGTAGCTGCAGGCGGTGTTGTCGGCGGTACATTTAAGGGGGGAACGACAGCAGCCGTTAAGGTGCAGGGTATCTTTAGATCAGACGGCACTATCGTCGACCCAGAAAGCCTGTCTTCTCAAGAGAAACGCGCAGCCGCTGACGTTGCACGTATGCTCCGCACTGTAGCAGGCACAGATGGCTACAACTTGAAAGACGTAAGCACTGGCGACAAGAGCGCCAAGGCTGCACTTGAGGCTGTCAGGGGTCAGATTGTAGAGAACATTAAGAACTTGTCGTCCTTAGATGGCATCAGAGAACGTCTGGACCCTAAAAAAGCAGCCTCACTTGATCAGTTGCTTGAGCAAATCAACCCCGCAACATCAGCGGTTGCTGCTGGTAAGACAAAGGTGGCAAGGAGCGTCACTGAGGAGCAATTTGCAGCAATAAAACGCCTTTTGCCACCCACCAAAGAGGCCGGTGAACTCCTTAATGCTCTTAGAATGTCGAATATCACGACAGAGCTATTCCAGAAGGGACAGAAGGGCGGCATAAGCCAATACACGGATGTCTTTTTGCCCACCAAAATGGATGGTGGCTACAGTATATCCAGAGGTATTCAGAACGCCGCATTTGGCCCCGCCGCCTTCTTAACTGACGGGACAACGCTGGGAATAGGCGTTGGTGGTCGTGTGATCGACAAGGTCACGGGCCGAAGATCTATCATTGATCGTTTTGTTCGTAAGAATGAAAACAAAGAAGGCCTCGCAGACCCCGGCGGTCCTTCTTTAATTGCCCTTAAGAAACTTCAGAAAGATCTAGAGCAGCAAAAGCTTGATGCATCCAAGCAGGAGACCCTCGAACTCAACAGGGCCTTTTATGACGAAGGTATAGAGCCTGCAGGTCTCGACGGCACTATGGATAAACCGCCGCCAGAATCAAGGATGATGCTTTCGCTTGAGGTCAACACCCCCAACGGACGCTTTGGACCTGACAGGACCACTATCAACTCTGCAGTCCAAGCTATCATCGACAACCCAGCCACCAACAAAGGCATGGTTAAGGCTGCAAAAGCATATCTGACGAACATACGTGACGGTGGTAAGGTACCTGAGCTTACGAAGCTGATTCAGAAAGTAAAGCAAGAGATCAACAGCAACCCAGAGGTCTACGGACGCACCCGTGCCTCTCAGTTGTCTCAGGGTCCAGCATTTATTTCCTCTTCTTCACCTAGGACCGCCACTAGTGGTGATGGAGGAAGTGTCAACTACGACATCACTAGTTCACCAGCCTACCAAGCAGGCATCCAGCGGAACATCACTCGCGTCGATAATCAACGCGCACTGTTGAATGCAAACCCAACGATCCCTGCAGTTGAGAAGGCGCAACTTAATGAGTCCCTTAACCGCCTCAGACAACCCCTGACCAACCCTGTTGTCGCAGTGCAGCAAGAGATCCAACGTCTAAGTGAGTTGGGTGTTGACCCTGCCAGCATCGACTTGGTTCTGTCGCCCATCCAAGAGGCTGTCACAAGCCAGCAGAGGCAAGCACAGGGCCTGCAAACGCCCACTGAGAGCACTCAACGGCCCGCTTTAGAAACCGTTACTCCAACGCCCACTGAGGCGCAGACAGAGGCCCCTGCAGCCCTGACACAACCGACACCATCTGACCCCGTCAGCATGACTGTTCGCGCAAACCTGCTGACCCGCACTGTCCGAGAGATTGCTGAAAGCAACATGACGCCAAGTCAGGTTGAGATCTTGTTGTCGCAACTCGAACAGAGCTACCCCGGCATCAAAGCCGAGGTTGAAGCCATCATAGGTTCTCAGCAGCAACAACAACAACAGCAACCAGCGCTTCAGCAACCGTCAGCGCTTCAGCTAACACCTGAGATGCGGGTGCAGCCTGCTCTAGAAACCAATGCTCCAACGCCCACTGAGGCGTCCTCAGTGGCCCCTGCGCAGCCTACTAATGTTCCATCTGTAAACAACACACAGCCTGTCCTGCCATACATGCAACAGGAGACTGTGGAAGACGACACTAAGTTTGACATGGAGCCGCCTGCGCTGCCTGCGTTGTCGTCTGACCGTCTGACGATGAACTTCACAGATGTGACCAAGCGTACACCGGAGCTTCAAGAGGGACAGCGTAAGCTTCAGAGCGGAGAGATTACACGCGACGAGTACGCAGATCTCGTCAATAAATTTAAGCCTGTTCTCCCTTACCAGACAGCCCCTGCGCCTGCTACGGTACAAGACGCGAAGTATGCCTTGGCTAACGGTAAAGGCCAGAGCGATAAAAAAGCTGAGAAGTATGGAGAGCCTACCAAGGTTCTACAGCCAGACCAGCGCATACAACTGCGCCTAGACATACCTTCATACAATCAGCATGGTACATGGGTCGTCAGCGTACATGAGCCAAACTCACGCCCTGACAGTACAGCAGAAGGCAGATTTAAAGCCGGTCCTGTGATTGGCTACGAGAGTGCCATGGCTATCAAGAATGCAGACCTTGGTATGCTGCAGCGCCCAGCGCAGAAGATTGCTGAAGGGTCACCGAAGGGTACTATCGCCACAATGCTGGGTGATTACATGCCTATGTCGCCCTCAGAGGCACAAGCATACCAGCAGAATGCGATAGAGCAGTCACTCCAGCCGGGATCAGGTTTTGCTCAGGTAGGCATGGACCCAGAGCGACACTCGTATTTCTATGATCGCAACACGATGCAGCCTATTGTGTCTGCTGAAGAGATTGTGCAGGTCGGGCCGCTGGTAATAGCAAAAAACCCACAGTACGCCCCCACAGACGATTTCGTTTTTGATCTAGACTACTTCTCTAATCCTCTTCCTTTAGATGGGAAGCCTACGGTTCGTAAAATAGGGGTGGCAATGAATGACGACCATCAGAAAAAGTATGGTCGCCAGTTGTTCCCAGAAAACAATGAAGACGATTATAAACAAGTTTACACGTCTGCAGAAAAAGAATTAGAGGCGCAGTTACAGCAGCCAAATAGTGGCGTTGGTTGGTATAGTAAAGATGTTGAAGATGCTATACAGTTAGCGTCTAAGGTTTACCCAACATTAGCTACTGATCAGACACACCGTCAGTTATTTTTAACTTTTGCTGGTATCTTTTCAAACGGTGCTGACCCTGACAATGCATTTATGATTTCGTCCAACGCCTTTGAAGACTTTCTTCGCACAGGGGAGATACCAGTAAACCGTGCGGAGGGTTTTAGACAGCAAGGTTTAGAGCCGCCTAAAACTACCTTTAAAAGTGCTAAAACAGGTAAAATGGTTACTAAGGATGCTGGATGGGGCATAAGAAACCAAGCTAACGAGCAGCAGCTTGGCTTGCTAAAATACATAGTAGAAACCAAAGGTGGTTTATCGTCAGCGATGGACTTTTTACTGCAACCACAATCCCGTAAAGACATTAATAATATTATGTTGGAGAGTGGCCTCTATAAAGCAGGTAGATATACAACTAAGGCAGAAATAGAGGGTCCACCTGAATATGGGTTCTTAGCATTCGGCAAAAAGCTTGGTCGTTATTCTATGGGGTTGCATGGTGTCGACATCGATGCGGGTGACACTACAATAGATTTATGGTACACTCGATCATACAGACGTTGGACAGGACGGTTACTTGAGACTCCGGTTGGAAAGCAAGGTGTCGCAGGCGAGCCTGCCAACGATGCCGAGCGTAACGCAATATTTAGGCTTACAGGTGATTTATCTAATAAGTATAGCCTTGACCCCGGCGATACACAGGCTGTTTTATGGTTCTTTGAAAAGAGACTCTGGGGATCACAAGGTCTAAACACAAAAGAAGGAACTAACTCAAGTGGCGCAAGGAAACTCCTCAAAGAAAAAGGCATCCCCATCGATGATGACGGAGCGGGAAGCAATGCAGAGGCTGCAGAGCCTAGCCAAGCGGATGTCCCAACAGAACGAGACGACAGAGAACCCGGACTACTCCCAGCCCTACGTGAGGGAAGAGATAAACTGGGAGCCAAGTTTAGTCGGCGTCCTCAGCGACAAGAAGTAGTCGACCAGTTTCCACCGGTCAAAGCCCTCTTTGAGATTGGCAAAAAGGGAAGCCCTTACGAGAACGGCATTACGAACCTCGATCAGGCTCTTGAGTTAGCCAGAGCGCTTAACATTACGGTCCACCTCTTCGACAACCAGCAAAAGATGATGGAAGCACAAGGCCGTGAGAACAAGGGTACTGTGCGTGGGTCATTCCGTAAAGCACCCAACGGTGCATCAGGCACCGTCTTTGCTCTAAAGGCAGGTTCTACCGTCAATGAAGGCACCGTTGGTAGCCTCGATGAATTAACCACAGTACTGCATGAGATCTTCCACGGCGTGACTATGGGTCCAATGTCGGGTGTTGGTCCTATGATCAACGGTAACGGAACAAACTCTGTCGAGAATGCTTTAGGTGCCATGATTGACAAGCCTCAGGGCAAGCGCACCCGTGAAGAACGTGAGATCATGTATGAGGTCAAACGTCTGCAGGACCAGCTTGCTGCTTACATTGAGGGTAACCCACGCGACAGGCGTTCTGTACGTGTTCTGAATAGAGCCTTGCAGAATCTTGAAGAAAACAGAATGCGTATGACGCCTGAGCAGCAGATGCAGCAAGAGCAGGCCATAGACAATTATAAGAACTACATCCGCACCAAGTCTGAGTTTTCTGTCGACCCCTTCTGGGTCTATGCGGTCAATCCTAAGTTGGCAAAGCAGGTCATGCCTGTGACCACCAAGTGGATACAGAAGAACCTACGCCAAGCAGGCAACAAGAACATCCAGTTCTACAGTCACCCCTTCGCAGTATCTGTCGCGGTCATGCTGGCAATCTTGGCTGCTCAAGATGCTGAAGACGAAGAGAAGAAACAACAGCAGCAACCAATGATGCCTCAGGGCGCACTGTCGCCCATGCCGGGGATGCTGACTGCAGCATAATGATGAACACTAAAGGAGAGCTTTGAATGAAACTGATGATAGAGCTTATGTCTGCGATGAAAGGCTTTGAGGATATTGAGGCCAGCAAGACGCTATCTAAAGACGACAAAGGTGCAATGATCTGGGAGATGTTCTCGAACATTCCTATGTCGATGTACGAGCGTCAGTTTCCACATTCAGTCCGTATTATTACGGACATATCACTGAGGCACAGACCGGATGACAACAGAAAAGCAGCCAAGAGCGCGGCGTCAGAAGAAACCCCCAAAAGTGGTGAAGATGCCCCAAAAGGGGAACCCAAAGGAAAAGAACCACTTCTGGCGAATGATGCAAACGGAAGAAGGACGCGCACAAAGAAGAGCGTGGGCAACAAAACCACGTAAAAACCCCGGACGACCCAAGGGTGTGCCTGACGGTTACACCCGCGAAATGATGATCCCAATAAGGAAACAAGCGATGAAAGATGCAGAGACTGTCGTCGACATTATGAAGAAGGACTTCGGTGTCGAAGATGAGTTGGCCCAAGAGGCCCTCAGAACAGCCGTCATCATCATGCGTGAACCGGGGCAGGCCAGAGAGAAACTCGCAGCCGCCCGTATGATCTTGGACTTCACTAAGAGTAAACCTGTCGCCAAGTCAGAGGTTTCTGTCGGCAAAGCAGAAGAGTTCTTAGCGTCTCTGCTTCTTGCAGAGATACATCACGACAACGAGGAAGAGCAATTCGATGGACCCGAAGTTAACGAAGATCCGGAAACGCCTTTACACTGACTTCGATTTCTACTCCCGGTCTGCTCTCAAGATCAGAACCAAAGAAGGCAACGTAAAGCCTCTTCAGTTAAACCCTGCCCAGAAGATCCTACAGAAGGCCGTCGAAGATCAGATGGCCTCTGAAGGCAAGGTCAGGATTATCATCTTGAAAGCCCGTCAGCAGGGCCTTAGCACCTATGTTGGCGGCTATCTATACTTCAGCGTCTCTCAGAGGGCTGCGTGTAAGTCCATGGTTATCACGCACCACTCTGATAGTACCCGTGCGCTTTTCGATATGACAAAGCGTTATCATGAGAACTGTCCTGAGCTTCTGAAGCCTCACACCAAGTACAGTAGTCGTCGGGAGTTATCGTTTGACGTCCTCGATAGCTCTTATGTGGTGGCTACGGCTGGTGGTGACGCCATTGGTCGGGGCGAGACGCTGACCCACGTTCATGCCTCAGAGCTTGCCTTCTGGTCTAAGTCGACTGCAGCCGACAACTGGAACTCTCTGACACAAGCCGTGCCAAACACCAAAGGTACTGCCATCTTTGTCGAGAGCACTGCCAACGGTGTCACTGGTGTCTTCTATGACCTTTGGAAGGGTGCCGTAGATGGCAGCAATGGATATGTACCGGTGTTTATACCTTGGTACATCAACCCGGAGTACGCTGAGAATGTCCCAGAGAACTTCCTTCGTACTCCGGAAGAAGAAGAGCTATGCGAGAAGTATAGCTTAAGCGACGAGCAGCTTATGTTTCGTCGCCGTAAGATCGCCCAGAACGGCCTCGATCTGTTTCGACAGGAATACCCCTCTGAACCAGAAGAAGCCTTCCTGACCACTGGTCGTCCCGTGTTCAACCCGGAACAACTGCAGGAAACACTTGGCAGTGCCGCAGATCCGGTGTCCCGTCTAGCTCTTGAGCAGGACGAGTGGAACAACCATGTCAGGGGCGAACTTACGTTATACCGGCAGCACGACCCCGGCGAACAGTACGTCATAGGTGCCGATGTCGCCATGGGTGTGCGCAATGGTGACTTTAGTGTCGCTCAGGTCTTGGACAGTAAGAAGAGGCAGGTCGCAACGTGGAGAGGCCATGTGCACCCTGATTACTTTGCCACGGTGCTTTGGCACCTAGGTGACTTCTTTAACCAAGCCTTCATAATTGTGGAGAACAACTCACATGGTATTCTCACCTGTACTCGATTGGCTAAGGATCTGGCCTATCCAAACTTTTATCAGACTACTGAAGTGGATAAGCTCACAGATCGGGAAAGTACGAAACTGGGCTTCGCAACAACTGCTAAAACTAAGCCGCTGGTTATCGACCAACTGAGAGCAGCCGTCAGGGATGGCGAACTTCAGTTAAACGACAAAACAACAATTAGAGAAATGCTGACGTACATCGTGACAGAGAGCGGAGCGATGGAAGCAGAAGCTGGGTGCTATGACGACTGTGTCATGAGCCTCGCCTTGGCAAACCATGTCCATGAGGGCGCTTGGGAGCCTGTAGAAAGCACTGATGATATGTACATAGAAATGGTCTAAAATGGCAGAATATACAAAGCTTACAGACGAGCAGATCGTCGCTCTTGTCGACGACAATGTGCGCAAGTCTATCGGCTATTATGACAGCCAGATCAGCCGTGAGCGCCGCAAGGTTACTGACCACTACAATGCGGTTCTTCCACGCCCAGCGCACGATGGTAACTCTAAGTATGTTTCTATGGACGTCTACGATGCTGTCGAAAGCATGAAGGCTGCACTTCTGGAAACATTCTCCACTGGATACAAAACGGTGCGCTTCAGCCCACAGAACGCCGAAGACGTACCTATGGCTGACGTGGCAACTTCATATGTCGACTACGTGGCAAACCGCCAGAATAACCTGTTTGAGATCATGCAGACGGTCATCCACGATGGTCTGGTAGCTCGCGCCGGTATTGCCAAGGTCTTCTACGAGCCGTCTACAGACAGCGTTCTGCAGCAGATAGAAAACGTCCCCGGCGAAGAGTTTGACATGATGATCGCCGACGAGATGGTTGAGATCGATGAGGTCGAAGAGGACGCGCTTGGGAACTACAGTGGCTACATCCGTATATACAGGGACACGTCCAAGGTCTGCATCGAGGCTGTTGCCCCCGAAGAGTTTCTGATTGAACCACAAGCCAAGTCTTTGGATTCGGTGTCGTTCTGTGCACAGCGCTATAAAAAGACACTGTCTGAGCTTCGGGAGATGGGCTACGACGAAAAGCTTCTGGAAAACATAGGTGAGCATGACGATGTCGACCTAGAGACAGATCCTGAGGTCCTTGCACGTCATGAGAACATAGGCAGTGACCGTGGCTTCAATGCTAAAGGTTATCAGGATGTCGTCCGTCAGGTGACGGTCTACGAAGCCTACATCATGCTAGACAAAGAGGGCGAAGGACAGGCCTACCTCTACAAGGTCATCAAAGCAGGAAACAGTCTACTAGAGTGTGAACTCTGTCAGCGTCGACCCTTCGTTGCCTTCGTACCTCTGCCGATTGCACATGCCTTCTACGGTTCCAACTTCGGTGCCAAGGTCATACCCATTCAGAACGCCAGAACGGTACTCACACGGTCGATCCTCGATCATGCGATGATTACGAATAACCCACGTTATGTCGTTACCAAGGGTGGCCTCAGCAACCCAAGAGAACTGATCGACAACCGCGTGGGCGGCATCGTGAATGTCACGCGCCCTGATGCCATTCAGCCGATGCAGCAGGCGGCTCTCAACCCGTTTATCTTCCAAACCATCCAGATGCTGGACGAAGACAAAGAGGACACCACAGGCGTCTCTAGGCTGTCTCAGGGCCTCAACAAGGATGCCATCAGCAAACAGAACAGCGCTGCTATGGTTGAGCAGTTGGCGACCATGTCGCAGCAACGCCAGAAGATCATTGCGCGGAACTTTGCGAACAACTTCTTGAAGCCACTCTATCAGATGATCTACCAGCTTGTCGTTGAAAACGAAGACGAGCAGAAGATCGTTGAGCTTGCCGGTAGCTTCGTCCCTGTCAATCCAGCATCATGGGCCGACAAACGTGACGTACAGGTCGACATGCATTTGGGCTACGGAGAGCAAGAACAAGAGGCCCAGAAGTATCTGGCGATACACGGCCTGATGGCTCAGGACCCTATCCTCAGTCAGATGTATACGCCTGAGAATGCCTATAGGCTTATGTCCACCGTTCTAGAGAATAACGGCATTAAGAACGTAAACGACTTCCTGTCTCAGCCTCAGCCGCCTCAGCAGGACCCTGCACAAGACATGCAGATGCAGATGGCCCAGAAGCAGCTTGAGATCCAAGAGCGGCAAACTGCTGTCGCTGAGATGAAAGCACAGACAGACGCTCAGATTGCTCAGTTGAAACTT